CACCCTCCAGTACGTCGCAAGTAGCATAAAACCTACCAAGACCTACTCTTACAAGCAACAATTCGACCAATATGCCAGCCTTATCGGCGGCTATGATCGACGTGCTGGTAAGGCAAGTTGGGATGAAGGAATTTCCTTCACCCGGTTGCTTGGTCGGCTTCATGCCCTTTTTGAGCCGGCCGGAAAGGTTCGTATCGTTGCCATTGTTGACTACTGGACACATTGTGCCCTAAAACCTCTACATGACTGGATGTTTTCTGTATTAAAGAAACTCCCGACCGATGCAACATTTGATCAGGAGGGCGCTTTACGGCGCTTTTCGGAGAAAAGGCATCGAGTCGTATGGTCTGTAGACTTGTCATCGGCAACGGATCTCATCCCCCTATTACTTTACCGGGTTCTATTTGTTCCAATCCTCGGGAACCAAATTACTGATCTCTGGCTAAAAATCCTCGTTGGTAGGAACTTTTTAGTTCCTTCTGAGGTGAGAGAGAATGGTCTCAAAGGCCCCGTAACGTCTTCTGACTTCGTCAGGTACGGTACGGGTCAACCTATGGGAGCCTTAAGCTCTTGGTCGGCAATGGCCATGGTCCATCATTTTCTGGTTCAATTCTGTGCCTTTGTGGAACAGAAAGAACTGGAACTGCCTCGGAACCCTGTACGTTATGTTTCCATGCTATCAGATAAAATTTATTTGCATAGTGTGATGCACACAGCGTCTTGGTTTATGGATTATCTCATTCTCGGTGATGACTTAGTCATCGCTAACGAGAAAGTGGCACTCCGTTATATAGCGGTCTGCTCCAGCCTCGGTATAAAAGTGAACTTGAAGAAGTCTTATGTCTCCGACTCTGGCTTCTTTAACTTCGCGAACCAATCATACATGGGGACTGTTAATGTATCACCCCTCTCTCTTAAAGAGTTTGTGGGTGTCTCGTCACTTGCTCAAAGAGTCGAAATGGCTCTACGGGCTACACGAAGAGGTTGGGCCGACCTTAGTGGCACAAAATGGGTTGCCCCATTTGTGAAACTATGTGTGAGACCACGCTTTTGGACGGTCATCAGAGATGACCTGTCTCGGGGACTTACTCACCCGATCGTGGCATGGATTCTATCGGTACTCTTGGTTCCGGGTTCTAGCCGAGTGGCTA